ACAACATCAACGCATAAGCACTCTTTTTGATTATGCTCGCAACTATTATAAGAGGTATCGGCATTTTACTTCCGATATAGCTTTCCGCCGTGGCTTTATTGGTGATGATTTTACCAAATTCAAGTATGTGTATGATTTTCTTTATAAGCAATTCAATCTGCTCAACCTCCGGTCTTTCTACGAGCAAGTTAGCCTTGTCTCCCAATCCTTTCCGGATAGTGTGTTTTCTTTGTATATCGATACTTTCGAGCCTCGCATATCGTCACTTAATCTAGTTTTTATTAACTATGATATAAATCAGTCACTTAATTCTGTTAAGCATCGTGAGCTTAACGCTATTTATCAATCTTTAATATCTTAATTTTATGGCATCATTATTCAGTTTACCGAATGTCCGCAATCATGTCAGCCGTAATGGTTTTGACATGAGTTGTAAAAATGCTTTCACGGCCAAGGCCGGAGAGCTTTTACCCGTTTTTTGGAAATTCACTTTACCTGGTGATAAGTTCAATCTCCGTGTGCAACATTTTACTCGCACGCCTGCCGTTCAAACCGCTGCATTTACTCGTATCAAGGAAGATTTTTCCGCCTATTTCGTTCCTTTGCGTTTGCTTTGGCGTTATTTTCCCACCGCTATAAATCGCCTTTATAAACAAACCCCTTTTGCATCTGGTGTTGTTAATTCAAATCCGCTTAACGATGGTAGTTTGCCTTACTGCTCTTTGGCAACTATGCTTTCTATCATCAACAAGTCCCGTGGCGTTACTGATGTCGTTGGTTTGTCTTGTAATTATCAAGCAGCCAAGTTGCTTAACTACCTTGGGTATATGTACATACCGGATGAGTATTGTCGTATTGTTAAAACTGATGGTATCATACCCGCAAATCCATTCCGTGTTAATCTTGAAGTTTCGCCTTTCCCCCTCCTTGCTTATCAAAAAATCTATCAAGATTTTTATCGTTTCACTCAATGGGAGAATCTGAATTCTTCAGCTTACAATATTGACTACGTTGCAGATAGTGGCAATAGTCGTTCCGCCTATAACTTTCTTGCCGGATACACCGACCTTACTGAGAAAAACCTTGTCCTTGATGGTATTTTCACTATGAGATACGCCAATTGGCGTAAAGACGTTTTTACGGGCATTTTGCCTAATTCGCAGTTTGGTGATGTGTCTATTTTGGAGAGTGCTGTGTCTGCTGAGAATTCTCTTGGTCTTACATCTGATGTTTCTATTCCAAAACTTAGTGTTATCGATTCTACAACTGGGTCGCCGGTTCGCACTTATGATAAGAATGTTGATGGAGGTTATACTATTGATGCAGATTCTATCGGTGTTCAGCATCCTCTTTCCACTCCTACCGCAACTGCCCCCGTTAATTTCAAACTTGATAAAGGAGATATTGACGATTTGGCGATGAAAGCAAGTATGAATATACTTGATTTGCGCAAAGCTCTTGCTACTCAGAAACTTCGTGAGATAACGCAAGCTCATGATTTGACTGTTAAAGACCAACAAAAGGCACATTGGGGTGTTGATGTTCCGGATACTCTTAGTAATGAGTGTCGATTCCTTGGTAATATTACTTCGGACATCGATATAAACGAGGTTGTCAACCAAAACCTCTATGGTGCTGATAACAATGGTCGTGCCACTATTGCCGGTAAAGGTGTTGGCATTGATGATTCTCGCTTAGGTTCTTACGAGTGTAAGGAGTTCGGAATCATTATGGTTCTTTATCATGCAACCCCCGTTCTTGATTATGAAGCTATCGGAACAGACCAACAACTTGTTAAGACTTCAACTGAAGATTTTCCTATTCCGGAGTATGATAAATTAGGTTTGGACACTATTCCTAATACTTGGCTTGCTAACACCGACAAGGTCAATCTTGGGTCTAGCAATCTTGTCAGTTCTTATGGTTGGCTTCCTCGTTATATGGACTTCAAAGCTAGTATCGACCTCGTTCGCGGTGAATTTTTGCAAACTCTTAAATCATGGGTCGCTCCCGTTTCTCGTGATGTTCTTAACAATACTTGGTTTACTCAGAGTAACCCCACTTGGCGCTCTTTTAAGGTTAACCCAAGCGTCCTTAATCCAATCTTTGGTATGGAAGTCGCCGATGGTACAGAAAGCGACCAATTCTACGTCAATTGCTATATAGATTGTAAAGTTCAGCGCAATCTTGATTACTCCGGAATGCCTTACTAATTTATTAATCTAACCTCACACTTTAAATTTTAAAATATGAAACCAATAATTTCTCCTACTACCTTTGAAACTAAGGTTTTATCAGTTGACTTCGAACAACCTTTGTCGGAGCATTCTATCCTTTTTGAACCTCCGGTTTATGAAGAACTTCAGTGCGTTCAGTGTGGTGATAGTGTAACCCTTGTTTCTTCTCAGTCTTTTTTGCTCAATACGAAGCGTTTGGAAACTGCTTTAGGTTATGATAGTACTAAAAAAATTGTCGATACTGCGTTGCGTAATCTCCAAACGTCTCGCCCCTCTCTATCTTCTAAGCTTCCTTCTGATTTCGATTATACTCAGATTATCAAAGATAGGAATATTCAAACGCCATCGGAGTTGCAATCGTGGATTGAATATAATCAATCTGTTATTGATAGTTATAATCGCTCAGCACAAGTTAAGAAGTCTTGGAAAACTTGGTTTGCTAAGCGTAAATCATCAGATAAAGTTGATGAGCCTAAAAATGAATAGTCATGGATGTATCTTTTGGTCTTGGTTCTGTTGTTGGTGGCGGTGTATCCGCCATCAGTAACGCAATTGGCAATCGTCAGCAGTATAAGAATCAGTTGAAGCTACAGAAGCAGGCGCAGCAGTTCAATTCCGCTGAAGCTCAAAAAAACCGAGATTTTCAGCAATCTATGTTTGACCAAACAAATCAGTGGAATAGTGCTTCTTCGCAAGTTCAGCGTTATCGTGAAGCCGGCTTGAATCCTTACTTGATGATGAATAATGGCAACGCCGGTGTTGCAGTTGGTCAACAAGGTTCGCAAGCGCAATCCGGTGGTCAAAATTCTTACAATCCATCTTATCAAGGATTTTCCGACCTTACTGATTCTATTGGCAGTGCTTTTCAGCAACTTCAGCAGCAACGATACGACAGACGAGAGCAAGAGGCCCGTATAGCTCAGATGCGTAGTATATCCGCTATGAATGACGTTCAAGCAGATGTTACACAAGCACGTTGGAATCTTGATAAGGATTGGCTTCCTACTCTCTATGATGCCGACCGAGCGCTCAAAGATTCTCAACGGCACTCCAATTCGCTTGGTAACTTGCTGATACCTTTTGAAGCTCGTCTTAAATCGTCTCAATCGGAGTACTACACTGAAAGTGCAGCAGCAGAGCGTGCGCAAGTAGTCTTAACCAATCTGTCAGCTGAAAATCAACGCATCCTCAATCGATTCTTACCGCAAGAAATGCAAGCTAAGATTTTCACCCTTTATGCACAAGGACACGAAGCCGAAGCGAATGCTGAGGTACAAGGTGTTATTAAGCAACTTAAAGGCAAGGAGTACGATATGTTTGTTGACACTTACGATGAAGTTTGTGAAGCTTTGAAAGCTCAAAATCAGTATTACGCTGATTACTATGGCAATGATTTGCCCGCCTGGGCTCGTAGGCTTCACAATATGATTTCTACCACGCCTATTCAATCTAAAGGTCAAAAACGTTGGCAACTTGATTTCTCTAAAGGACAGCTTGAAAACTATAACCTCGAGCATCCTATTGTCAATTGGAGCAATGAAGGTAACGTTGGCCTTGGCGTCAAAGTTGGCGATGTTGGTGTTAACCTCAAAGCTGGTGGTTCTCGCCATAAGTCCGGTCGTTATGGTGTTGATTATCGTTAATAGCGAAGCCTTAAAAGTTCGCTGGGCGTGGGGCGCAGCATCCCACACAAAACCGAAGTCCTCTGAGGTAGCGTGCCAACCTTTGCACGCCATTTACTAGGATAGTCCTCGGTCAGAAGTCAGTTTTAACGGCTTCTGACCGCTTTGTTTTCCTCCTTATCACTTTGCACGTAGTGATTTTGCGTAACCGCAAAAATCCCCTCCTCTCGACCCAATAAGGCAAAGTGACAGAAAAATATATGTAGCATCAATCGAGGGGTGCAGAGGGGACGCCATCCCCTCAATGATACGCACGAGCGAGCAAAGCGAGCGAATGCCTATTTTCGAACGTGGATATCTACCATATAGCACGTAGTGCGATTATATGGTAGATAGATACGGAGAAAATCCTACCGCAAAATGTGAGAATTTATTGGTAGTTATT